CTTTACCACTTCGCATCAGAGGCAGACAAACCGGACGTGATTCTCAGACAGGCTCACGACGGGATCATGGGGCAAGCAGCCCAAGACATGGTGAAGCTGGCGATAGGCCATCTCGCCGACTACCAAACCAAGAAATTCGTTCGCGGCTTCTGGCCGGAGTGGAGCAAGGAATGAGCAAGAATGCCAAGAGGCAAAAGTATCGCCGCGAAGAGCACGGCCCAATGCTCGTAGCCTTTATGTCCGCGTGGGACCACGATGACTTAGCGGATGGCGCATGGCAAGCGGTGCTCGAATCTGGTGGTGAAGCGTTCGCTAAGGATTACGGCATCTCTATATCTGGATTCGACGCATTCATGGAATACGTGATGCTGAACGACAAGGGAGTGGCTCCATGAAACGCCTGCTGACCTTCCTCAAAATCCACGGCCTCACGATCTTCTTCGGGGCCGTTTTTATTACTGCCACCTGCATTCTGCGTCCCACGCTCGACAAGTACGAAGAGGACCGGATTACGAAGGATGCCGGCACCCGATACGCCGCAAAGGATTGAGCCATGACTGAGAAGACCATCACGGCATCCTACTTGCGCTCGTTGCTTTCCTATGACCAGGATACGGGCGATTTTCACCGGGTCGTCTCTAGGAACCCTCGGCATCCAGTCGGCGCGGTGGCTGGCACTCAGCACTCTAGAGGCTACATCGTAATCGGCCTTGATGGCATGAACTACAAGGCACACCGTCTAGCTTGGCTCCACGTGCATGGGGAGTGGCCAACTGGAGAAATCGACCATATCAATGGCAACAAAACGGATAACCGAATCACTAATCTTCGCATCGTCTCACGCAGCGAAAACATGGTGAATAGATTCCGAGCCAGAAGTGACAACCGACTCGGGGTACTGGGCGTCACGCAGATAGGAGGCAGATTTATTGCCAGATTCAAGAACCGCTATCTGGGAATGTTCGCCACCCCGGAAGCCGCTCATGGCGCATACCAGAAAGCAAGACAAGGAGATTCGACGTGAGTGATCAAACCAAGACACATTACCGGAAGGCTTTTGACAGCCCCTACCTGAGCAGCGCCGATATCGTCGATCCGACGGTACTTACGGTTGCCCGTGTTGCGCTGGAAATCGATCGGACCAAAAAGACGAAGGACATGTTCAACACTGCCCACTTCGTCGAAAAGGAACTACGGCCAGGCGAGAAGCTGAAGCCGATGATCCTAAACGCGTCGAACAGCAAGACCATGAAGGGTCTGACCGGTTCGGCCTTCATCGACGACTGGCAGAACATCCGAATCACTGTCTACGTGGACCACAACGTCCGCTTCGGCAAGGAGACGGTAGAAGGCCTGCGCATCAGCCCACACGCTCCGGAGCGAAAGTATCTGACCCCGAACCAAGCCAAGGCCTGGGAGAACGCCAAGTCTGCATACAAGCGCGATGGCAGCTTGGACGCGGTGCTGGCCCGGGTCAGCATGTCCGAAGAGCATCAGGCCCAACTCATAGAAGAGTGCGAGGCTGGGGAGCCTGCAAATGCAGTTTCATGACGTTCAGCAGAACACCGATGAATGGCAGGCGCTGCGCTTAGGTAAGGCAACCGCTTCCAACTTCGCCTGCATTATGGCGAATGATGGAAAGGCCTTTGGCGACCCCGCCAAGCGCTACGCCCTGCAACTCGCCCTGGAACTGGCTACCGGCAAGAAAGCCGAATACAGCTTCAGCAACGAACACATGGAGCGCGGCCATGAGCAAGAGCCAGTCGCCAGGATGCTCTACGAGGACGAGTACTTCGTAGATGTAAGCAATGGCGGCTTCTTTTGCCACGGCACCTACGGCGATTCCCCTGATGGGTTAGTCAATGACGACGGCGGCGTAGAAATCAAGTCCGTCATCGCCAGCACCCATTACGCCACCCTCACCCGCGGCGACTTTGACCCCGCGTACCGATGGCAGCTCATAGGCCATCTGGACTGCACTGGGCGCGACTGGTTCGACTTCGTTAGCTACTGCGCAGACTTTCCAGCAGACAAGCAATTGCTGGTCTATCGGCTGAACGCCGAAGACTACCAGGCAGAAATAGAACGCCTCCGCGAACGCCGGGCACAGTTCCTAGGGCTGGTTCAGGAAACACTTTTTAAGATCAAGGGATAGAAATGGCCTACGACAACAGCGGCATCCTGTTTAAGAACGACCGAAAGACCGAATCCAAGCACCCGGACTACAACGGGTCTATGACTGTGGACGGAACCGAATACTGGCTTTCAGCTTGGATCAAAGAAGGTCAGAGGGGGAAGTTCATGAGCATTGCGATCAAGCCTAAAGAAGAAAAGCCGCAGCAACAAACCGCGCCTGCTCGTCAACCGGCATACGGCGACGACGACGACTCAGAAATCCCCTTCTAGCCTTCCCGGCAGCTCCCAGCACAACCCACCTGGAACCCTCAGCATCCGCTGGGGGCTGCCACCTATTCCTTGGAGATATGCAATGTCTAAACCTTATCTATGGGTTATCGAAGAAAACCGGGACGGTAAATGGCGTGCTCTGACTGGCCGGTCCACCAGAGATTCGGCCCGTTGGGTTGCTAAACATGCTTACGACGACAGGCCAACTCGTATTCGTAAGTACACCCCCAGCGACTATCAGCGCGCCTAACGGATCAGATATGGACCTAGCGCAACAACTCGAGCAAGCCGACGCAGACCGCGTTGACGGCATCACGACCGACAAGCAGTACATGGAGCGCCGTGCCGAGATTGTGGCGCGGCTCGTAGATCCTGATGACGCATATGACCGATACAAGGAGCGTGCGCTCCTGAGGGGGATGTGATGGAAGCGAACGAATTCCGTGACGACGACGAAGACCCGGTAGAGACCTACATCATGGCCTGGGGCCTGCCTGGCGTCGTGGTGGGCCTGGGGGTTTTCTACACCGGCATCTTCTACCTGTGGCGATACGCCCTGTCCTTCTTCTACCCTGGAGCGTGAACAAATGACCCAACAATGGAAGCCGATGCCGCCGGTGCTGACCGAGAAAATGCACGGCGCTGCGGTGCGCACGATCATCAATTGCACGGGCAATGACGACTGGCCTCCGGCCGTGTATGCCGCTTTCCTGAAGCATGCTCCCACCCCTCCCGCCAGCGCACAGGACGATGCAAAGGACGAGCGGCAGGCTTTCGAAGCGTGGGCGAAAGAACGCGGATACCAGAGCGATGAGTTGGCCCGCTGCAAGCTGGGAATCGTGTCTCCTGAGTATTTCAACCTGAACACGGAAAACGCTTGGAAGGCATGGCAAGCTGCCCGCGCCTCCGTTGCCGCTCCCGCTGCTGGCGATGCGCGGATGTTGGCGGCGCTGAAGCAGGCGCACATGGCGCTGATTGGCTTCATGCCTCAGCACCGCAATGCCGTCATTGTCAACGCCATTGTGGCCGCGCGCGAGGCCATCGACGCAGCAATGGCAGCCTCTCAGCAGCAGGAGGGGTAGACATGAGCCGAAGCGGATATGTCGACGACGACGGATACGACCCTCTTGCGCTTGGCCGTTGGCGCGGCAGGGTGGCGAGCGCGCTGCGCGGGAAGCGCGGCCAGGCATTCCTACGAGAACTTGCGGCCAGTTTGGACGCCATGCCCGACAAGCGTCTGATCGCCCATGAACTGAAAGCTGACGGGGACTTCTGCACGCTTGGCGTCCTGGGAGCCGCGCGCGGCATCGACCTGGAGCAGTTGGACCCAGAGGATTACGACCAGGTAGCCAAGGCATTCGGTATTGCCCCCTGCATGGCGCAAGAGATCGTTTACGAGAACGACGAGGCCTTCGACGACTACGAATGGGTTGATGTTGAATTATGCGGACCTGTGCGACCGTTCTACCCCGACCACGGGAGGCATCACTACACCGTCCGCGTCACGCATGATGATGCACCTGAAAAGCGCTGGAAGTACATGCGAGGCTGGGTGCAAAAGCAACTCGACCAGCCCACCACCAAGGAAAGGACATGACCACCAACATCCCCGCCCCGGCGCCGAAGGATGCCGTGCTGACGACTGGGCAAATCCTGAGCCTGGAGCGTCGCAGCAACATGACCGACGACGAAGCGTTGCGCTTTGGTCGGGCCATCGAATCCGCCCTGCTGTCCAAGCTGCGCGCCCCTGTAGCCGATGAGCGGGTGGCGTTTGAGAAATGGACCGGGTACACAGAAGACGCTCTGAGTCGCGATGCCGGCGACGGTTACTGCATCAAAGGGGTGGATAACCAATGGCGTGCATGGCAAGCCCGCGCCGCCCAGGAAAGCGCCCCTGTAGCCGATGAGCGGGCGGCGCTCGAAAAGTGGATGGTAGTCGATGGGGATATGCG